GCTGGGATGGCCGATCAGGTGGGCACACTACGCGACGTGCTCGGCGGGCTCGCACGCAGCGCCAAGAGTCGCCAGCGGCGGGCTGCGGCAGAACGTCAGCTACGGGTGGCCAATGCGTAGACGTCCACTCACTGATCGCCAAGCGGCCATCGTGGCGTACATCCGCGACTACACGTCGGTGTGTCGCTACCCGCCGACGATCCGCGACATTGCGGCATGGTTCGGCATCGCACCACCGACAGTGGCTTGCCACCTGGACGCTATCGAGAAGAAGGGGGCTATCGAACGCGAGCCGGGCAACCATCGCGGGATACGACTACCGAACAAATATAAGTCTATGGAGCACTGACCACCGCACGTTATGATGCGGGCTGAAATAGATGGCATCGCATGGACCGACCGGGCAGAGTTTCCGGCGGGGTGTGCGATGTAACATGCAACGACGCTTGGCCGAGATCAGGCGCGAAGCATCCGCGACGGATTTGGTTTCAACCTCATCCGCCGGAACGCCTCGCGCCTTTCTGTTTGCGCTTCGGGGGAATTCCGGCGGGATTTCCAAGGAGTAGCAAACAATGGAAAAGAAGCTTAAAGAGCTTTTTGCCCAACGCAAGGCGGCCCGCGAAGCGGCCCAAGCGATCATCGACAAAGCCAAGGCCGACAACGACCGCGGGCTTACCGATGAGGAAGCCACTCAGATCGATGGCTTCATTGCCACGGCCGAACGCTGCAAGGCCGAGTACGAGGCCATCGAGCGTCGCATGGCCGTGCAGGCAACTCTCGCCTCGGATGAATCGTGGGGTAAGGGCTCGATGTCGGCCCCCGTGCGGCTCGACCCGCAAGCCGGCCTATCGGCCCCCAGGATCACCGCTGGCCCCGACTCTTCGCAGTTCGCCAACTTCGCCGAGCAGCTCCGCGCCATCGTCAACGCCAGTTCGCCAGGCGGCCAGGTCGACCGGCGACTTGGCGGCATCCAGGCGTCAATTACCGGCAGCGGGACCACCATTCCCAGCGATGGCGGCTTCTTGATTCAGCCGAACATCGCGGCCGGGATCATGCAGCGCACCTACGAGACTTCGGCGATTCTCAGCCGTTGCCAGCGGATTCCCGTGAGCGGGGACCGCAACGGCCTGACCATCAACGCGGTCAACGAGACCAGCCGTGCGGCAGGAAGCCGGTGGGGCGGCGTGGTGGCCTATCGCGTGGCCGAAGGCTACGAGTTCACTGCCAGCCGTCCGGCGCTTCGCCAGATCAAGCTGGAACTGAAGAAGCTCATCGGGATGTGGTACGCCACCGATGAACTGCTGGCCGACGCGGCCGCCATGCAGACGGTCGCATCGACGGCGTTTGCCGAAGAACTGGCCTTCGCGACCGAGAACGAGATCATCAACGGCATTGGTGGTGCCCAGATGCTTGGCATCATGGCGGCCAATGCGACCGTGTCCGTGGCGAAGGAGACCGGCCAAGTCGCCGATACGATCGTCAAGGAAAACGTCGATAAGATGTGGTCCCGTTGCTACGCACGCTCGCGTGGCAATGCCGTCTGGCTGATCAACCAGGAATGCGAACCGCAACTGAACGCGATGAGCGTGATCATCGGCGTCGGCGGCATTCCTGCCTACATGCCGGCCGGCGGCATCTCGGCGGCTCCCTACGGCACGCTCTACGGCCGTCCGGTAATTCCCGTCGAGTATTGCCAGCAAGTCGGCGACAAGGGTGACATCATCCTGGCCGACCTCTCGCAGTATCTCGTCATCGAGAAGGGCGGCACCGAAACCGCTTCCACGATTCACCTGCGATTCAACTACGGCGAGCAGGTGTTCCGCTGGATCGTCCGCAACGACGGCGCTCCACTCTGGGCGTCGGCGCTCACCCCGGCAAACGCCACGAGCGGCAACACGTTGTCGCCGTTCGTCACCCTCGACGCTCGCGCGTAAGAAAGGAGATCAACCTACCATGATCGTTCTTCCCGAAGTGTTCAAGATCGTTACCGGCACGCCGGTAGCGACGACCAACGGCGGCATCACCTGCGATTATATCTCGCTGAAGAACGCCATCAGCGTCACCATCGTCGCAGAACTGTTGCAGGCCGCGAGTCATGCAACTGCACTCGGCGTCAACGAGGCAACATCGGTTGCCGGTGGAAGCGCCGCCGCCGTGACGGAGGTCCAGAAAGTCTGGAAAAACGCCAACGTGTCGACAACCGACACGTTGACCCGCGGCACCGACGCGGCGACGATCGCTGCCACGGCTGGCGTGACAAACCAGTTGCTCGTGATGCAGTTCGACCCCGAGACGCTTTCGGATGGGTGCGACTGCATCGCGGCAACATTGTCCGACAGCAGCCAAGCGACCAACTACGCCACGGTGACTTACTTCATCGAGACGAAGTACCCGCAGGCCACTCCGCCGGCTGCGATCACTGATTAACCGGAGGGTCTTCCTTCCGCTCGCCGGGTCGGGGTCCGTGACTGGACTCCGGCCCGGTCTATCTCTTTCTCGTTTCTCTGACCCGTCGTTTTACAAGGAGTAACCCCAAGATGGGAACCAAGACTGCACTATTTGCACAGAAGCAATCCGGTGGCGTTTTCACGATCGAGGATCAATCGCTGAGTACGGGAGATCGCTGGTTTGTGTGCTCGACCACGGGCACCGATTCGGCTGGGGCCGGACGCAATCCCGATGCACCGTTCGCCACCATCGACTACGCCATCGGCAACTGCACGGCCAGCAAAGGCGACATCATCTTTGTCATGCCGGGCCATGCGGAGAACGTGGCTGATGCTACCGATCTGCTGGCCGACGTGGCAGGCATCACGATCAAGGGGCTTGGCTTCGGCTCGTTGACGCCGACCATCTCGTTGATTACCGACGCCGCGGCCACCATCTCGATTACCGCCGCCAACGTGACCGTCGAGAACCTGCGGATTTACAGCAACTTTACCAACGGCGTGACGGCGGGCGTCACGTTGGGAGCCAACGCGGATGGATGCGTGTTGCGTGGTCTGTACTTCACCGAAGCCGCCAATACGAAGGAGTTCCTAATCGGCATCTCCATCGCGGCAGCTTGCAACGACGTGATCATCGAGAATTGCCGCTACATGGGCATCGCCGGTGGAACCACATCCAGCGCCATCGCGGCGGCTGGTGCCACGAACAACACGATCATCCGCAACAACTACATCCAGGTCGATGCGTCGGCGGCAGCCGTGAAGCTCGACGGGGCTGCTTCGACGGACCTGTGGATCGAGGGAAACCGCGTCATCAACATCGACACCGGGGCCGGGCTCGGCATCGCGTGTCATGCCACGTCCAACGGATTCATGTCGAACAACCACGTTATGAATCTCAAGAATGACGTGGTGGGTGTGTCGGGTGCCGCAATGGCGTTCTGCGAGAACTACTGCACCAACGCTGTGACCGCCAGCGGCATCATCAAACCGACCGTTGACTCCTGATAACGGAGCGTAGCCACGATGGCCAAGACCGTTCTTAAAACGGCTGCAACCTCCGAGCCGGTCACGCTTGCCGACGTGCGACTGCACCTGCGCATTGCCGATGCAGACCACGAGGAAGATGCGTGGCTGGCTCAGAGGATCGTGGCGGGCCGTGCTGCGGTGGAAGACTACTGCGGCATCAAGCTCGTCACACAGACCTGGACCGAATACTTCGACCGCTTCGATTACCCATTGCGGCTGAAGCATTCGCCGGCAATCTCAATTGCGTCCGTCACGTACATCGATTCGGACGGAACGACGCAGACGCTTGCCGCGACGGTGTACGAGCTTGGCGTCGAAGACGGCCGCGGCATCGTCCGCCTGAAATACGACCAGTCATGGCCCACCGACGTGCGGACGCACCCGGATAGTGTGATTGTGGAATACTCTTGCGGCTATGGGGCAGCGTCGGCCGTGCCGCAACGAATCAAGCAAGCCATATCGCTCTACTGTTCGCACTTCTACGAATTCCGGGAAGGCGAGCATCCATTGCCGAATGCGTTCTACGACTTGCTCGGGCCGTACATGCTCAGAGGACTCGCGTGATGGCGATCACCTCGCAAAACATTACCGGCCGCTTGCGTCGAAGGATCGACATCGAACAGCCTACGGCCGGAACGGCGAACGCCTACGG